CCATATCATCACGCGCTAACAGTTCGTCAAAACGATTAGTATTCAGATACCCACGACCATAATCGTGATCGTACCCACCGCGTTCTGCCCCACGTTCTCTGGGGTCTTTTGGAGTCATACGAGCCATATCTGTATTCATAGACTGGATCATATATTGAGCCGCTAACGTCTTATCTGAGTTTCGCATAGAATTGCTGTCAAGCGTAGATTCAATGCGATCTGCATACTCACGTAAGATGTTTGCGGTTTTCTGGATATGGTCTACATGCCACATCGGAATGTCTACCCTTCTCTTGAAACGCATTACACCCGTAGCCATTTTCAGAACCGTTGGGTTGCTTCTGCGTCGTTTCTGTCTCACTTCTGTGTTGCTCCTGTCTTTAACATAACACCGTAAAGTTATAAAACAATGTGATCGTGCATCATATTTGCGCCCAAAGACTCACGGGTCGCGTTTTCTACTCTTTTAAGATTAAAAAACCCAGCTCTGTCAGGCCAACTTTCAATGCTAACTATCTGAGAAACATAGTATTCTGCATACCAAGTGCCATTTTCTAAAAGGTGTTCAGACGGTAAATAATAACGCTGAAACCCTTTAGCTTTATTACGATAAATAAACCCTAAAGCGTGACACTCGCTCAACAAACGCGAAATTGTCTCTCTCGGCATATCTAGTGCATTGCTAATCATTTTTACGGTCTGACCGTCTGGATTCTCTCTTGTTAAATTAAATTGATGAAAGATTGCTGTTCGCTCTCTTGTGGCTAAAAACCATTCGCTAAGGGGATCATCTTTGACCCATTGAACACGGTCTTTAAATAGCTGTAATTCAAAACGCATTTGGCTTTCTTTGTAGCGCTGCAATAATTCTTTTCTTACTTCTTGGTAATCAGTTTCGCTTACTGGCTTATATTCGCTATCGCTGAGGTGTCTTTGTCCTACTTCCTTATTCATTTTTGCCTCCGTAATACAATATTGCGAACAGTTGAGGCATACCAGACGCCTAACGTGTCGCGCTTATACCTGGCTTTCTCGTTTGGCGTGGGTGTTTCTGTTAAGTTTAACTGTCTTGCAATCGCGTTGTAGCCCATGCCTTGAGCAAGATATTGCTCGATCATAGGCCAGACTTCTGCATCACGCTCGGCAGCTCTTTCTGCTTGAGCTTTGTTACCTAGCTTTGCAGACTTCCTAATATTCTGATGCGTGCCTAGCTTGTCAACCCTTTTGCCAGAGCGTTTGGCAATGACCTCCTCACCGGCGTCAAGCCTGCGCTTTATATTGTCCAACGCGGCTTTGCTTTTTTCTGCAATACGTGCACGTTGAATGTCTGCTGCCGCACTGAGCACATGCAATGAACTTTTTGTGATTGTTGGATCGTCTGCAACGGCAAACGTCATGTCATACATTTCGATCTGATGCTTTAGCCATGTCATGCCTTGCCATTTGCGTTTGGTGAATCCAGAGAGCGAACTGAGTGCGAAAGTCGCGTTGTTGGTGCGGCAATACCTAGCGCACGCTAAAAGCTCCTCTCTGTCCTCTGTATCGCGCTTCTGACGCCCCTCCTCCTCTATAAACCATTTTATCTTTGCATTTTGTGTTTTGGCTAATGCTTTTATTCCTTTACGTTGCTTTTTCTGATGCTCCTCAGACGCACCAAAAATGAAGCCTCCATACTTCATGGCTAATTCCTCCAGTTTTTTAAAGCATATGAATGTTAATCTTGATGTCTATAATTTGTTTCGCTTTCCAATCGTAATGGCGCGATAACCGCCTATACAATAATCACAGTCCTCACCTACAAGCACTTGTTTTGCCGTCGTTGGTGAATACTCCCATCTGAATATGCGTTGACGTCCTTGGCAGACGCGACACACATGGTCGTAGTCAATGATGTGTTTCATTGTTTCTCCTTTCTTAAAATGGTGGTTCGTCATAGAGATGCGATGGCGTCCATACAATGTGCACACCATGCATCTGGTAAATGTATTCCGTAAGTATAGAAGAATACATTTTGTTAATCGTCTTCACTCATCCAACAGATGCCATGTGCTACATCATAGTAACCATCTTTGTTTGGCTTCTGGTTTTTAATATCATCCCAATATTCACGCTCATCCTCATCATAGCTTTGCATTTCTTGCTCTGATGGTTTGATGTCATTGTAAATTTGCTTGTAAGTCTTTTCGTCAACGAAGGGTTGCAACCATCCGTTCCACCTTCCATCTTGCGGCTTATACCATCCATCATAAACTGGATCGTTGTCATCGTTATATAAACCAAATCGGACTTTAACGTATTTGCTATCATCTTTAGGCTCAACGTCTACCTCTACGATCTCATAGTTGCCGTTGTGGTACTCACCTTCTGCCCAATCAAACAGATGCTTTTCTAATTCTGCAAGATCATCACTTGCCATGTCTGAGCGATCTAATTGAAGATGATATTTTTTATCGCTTACGTTTTTATAAATGTGTAAATGATTTTCAATATACTCATCTGCCTTTGGCATCTCTTGGTCAGACGTTAAGTAAACGTATCCCTCTACTTTTTTATCATCATCCCAAGAAATTAAATTATCTACAAAAACTTTTCTGAATAGAACTTTCTCTGACACTGTATCTCTCCTGTCTATCTTCTGTCTTCTTTATATATATAGCACTTTGCTATCATTATACAAGTACTAAACACTATATTTTATAATAAAATGACAAGCACGGAAGTTTTACATGGAAAATCAACAAGTTACGTTGTTCGTCAGAATTGATGGTCAGTTAAAAACCAAGCTAGAAAACGAAGCAAAAGAGGATCGGCGCAGCGTCGCGTCGCTTTTGCAGCAAATATTAAAGCACCGATATGAGGCCGAAAATGGGGCTAGATAGAACCTATTGCGGCATCGACCCAGGCTACAAGACAGGTGGCGTTGCCCTCCTCTGTGGCGATTGGTGCCAAGTCTATGATCTACCCACATTTGCAGAAGGTGGCTTAAACGCACACGAATTGAAAGACATACTGCAAAGCACGCAGATTGACTTCCTTATAATAGAGAAACAAGGCGCACGACCCAAGCAAGGCGTAAGCTCTGCATTTAAAATTGGCATGGGCTACGGTCAAATTCTCTCAACGGTGGGCGTGCTCAACATCAAGCACCAGATTGTTACGCCTGCAAGTTGGAAAAAGATGTTGCACGTACCGGCAGATAAAGACGGTGCAAGACGCCTAGCTATCCAACAGTTTCCCAAAGTGAGCGACCAACTAAAGCGCAAGAAAGATGAGCACAGAGCCGAAGCGTTGTTGATGGCTGCATATGCGAGGGCTGTGGAGTGATGGCGCACGTTGACCTTTGCAGTGGCATTGGCGGCTTTGCGTTGGGCTTTGAATGGGCAGAACTCAGCAAGCCAGTTTTGTTTTGCGACATTGAGCCTTGGAGCAGACAGATTTTAGCAAAGCATTGGCCAGACGTGCCGATTGCAGACGATGTAAAGGAACTAGCCAATGACCCAACTAGGATTATTCACGCAATCGGAGACAGACCAAGCATCCTCACAGCGGGATACCCCTGCCAACCCTTTAGTCAAGCCGGGCAGCGCAGAGGCAGTGAAGATGACAGACACATCTGGCCGGAAATATTTGCCATTGTTCAGCAAGTCAGACCAGATTGGATCGTTTGTGAAAACGTTTCTGGACACATCACTATGGGCCTCAACGAGGTGCTTTCTGACTTGGCAGACAAAGCCAATTACGCAGTCCAAACATTTCATCTTGGAGCTGTATCCGTCGATGCCCCACACAGAAGAATGCGACTCTGGATTGTCGCAAGAAATGTGGGCAACACCAAACACGATGGATCACCTACCCCAACGGTCAAAGGAAGCATTGGAAAGGCAAGCAAACACAACGCGCAAGGGCAGAGCAAGACCAAGCAATCTCAGGGAGCAAGTGAACCCAGAGACAGTGGAAGCGTGGGAGAAATCGCAAGAATCACAAATGTGGCCGACACCCAGAGCGTGTACAGCAATGGCAGCGGAGAACATACACAACAGAGTCCACGACAAGTTTCCGAACTTGGAGAGCGAAGTAGCGAGATCAATGTGGCCGACGCCAACAGCGAACGAAGACGCAGCTGGAACAACCAACGGAAAGATGCAAAGGAAGTTAGGCAATCATCCAGACATCCGGGTAACAACTCCAGAAGAATGGAAGCGTGGAAGCCTGAACCCTCAGTGGGTCGAGTGGCTCATGGGATACCCAGAAGGGTGGACAGACTTAAAGGACTAGGCAACGCCATTGTGCCGCAAATAGCCATGCGAATTGGTCAGACGATCAAGGCGGTGCAAGATGCATAGCCCTTACGCTCTACCAGATGGCAACGTGCTCATTAGCTTCTCAGGTGGCAGAACGTCTGGCTTTATGCTGCACCAAATCCTAGAGGCCAACCAAGGGCTGCCAGACACAACTAAAGTAGTTTTTGCAAACACCGGCAGAGAAATGCCGCAAACGCTGAATTTTGTGCAAGATTGCAGTGAGCATTGGGATGTGCCGATCACCTGGTTAGAGTATGACCGCGTTGATAACAAAGTCGCATATAAAGTTGTCTCTCATAACAGTGCAGCAAGAAATGGTGAGCCGTTTGAGAAAATGCTTTACCGCCCCTACTTGCCCAACGCCGTTGCTCGATTTTGCACCGCAGAACTCAAAGTCAGAACGATCAAGCGATACCTTGTAAAGCAAGGTTGGAAACACTGGCACTCTTGCATTGGCATCCGCGCAGATGAAGCAAGACGCATCAACAAAAAGCAAAAAGAAGATCGGTGGACGTTTTGGTATCCATTGTATCACGCCAATGTCACCAAAAAAGAAGTCATGCAGTTCTGGAACAGTCACACGTTTGATCTGCATATTAAAAAGGGAAGCGGTAACTGCGACGGCTGTTTTCTAAAATCAGAAGCAACACTGGCCGCTATGTGGCGTGAGCACCCAGACCGTATGCAGTGGTGGGCAGACATGGAAAAAACAGTAGGCGCAACGTTCAACAAGTCACGGAGCTATGCAGACCTTGGCAATTTTATTGAGCGTCAAGGTGATTGGATTTTCGATAACGAGGCATTTTTGTGCCAAGCAGATGAGGGAGAATGTACAGGATGAAACAAGGCATATACAAAGATATAACAAACGCAGATTATCATGCAGAAACAGGGGTTAACGCTTCCTTCTTAAAGCAATGGATCACCAAGTCACCGTTCCATGCGATGCATAATCAGTTTACATTAGCCAAGCATATTGCCGACACTGGAACAGCCGTGCATAGCGAAGCATTAGAGCCAGAGCTAGGCAATGTTTTAGTCTCAGATGAGAAGTCACGCGCAACAAAAGCTTTCAAGGAGTTAGACGCACTAGCACAAGCGCAAGGCAAGGTCGTTCTGCCCCGCAAAGACTACGATATGGTCAAAGGCATGGTGCATGGCGTTGAGGCTGATTACGGCGAGATTGTAGGCGGTTTAATGAACGATCAGCATTGCGGAAAGCTTCTACAGCAAAAAGATAAGCAAGTGGAGCATAGCTACTTTGTAGAGCATCCTGGCACTGGCCTCTTGCTGAAATGTAGGCCTGATATTTACTCGCCAAAGCTCAGAGTCATGGGAGACGTAAAAACAGCCGCGCAAGCTGATCCCAGAAATTTCGGCAAGGCCATTTTTCGCTTGGGGTATCACTTTCAAGCTGCGCACTATCTGCTTTGTGCCAAGCTCCTAGAAGTAGAGGTGCAGTACTTTGGCTTCCTAGCAGTAGAGAAAGAATGGCCCTACCCTGCGCACTTCCACACGCTTGACACAGAAGCATTGGACTACGCGACAGGCGTTGTTGAAACAGCATTACAAGAAATCGCAGAAGCAAAAGACACCGGCAAGTACGATACTCGTTGGGGCAGCTTCACGATGCATAACCTACCCGATTATCTAGAGTAAAAAGGAGACAAACATGGATTATCGACTCACAAACGTCAAAGCACTTTGGCCAAAAATAGACCGGGCATATAAGTTTGACCCAACCCCTACTGAAAACAGGCCGAAAGGTGGCAGTGTGCCTTGTGATGCAACTGACCCAGAGGGTGTTTACGAAATGCACGTTGTAATGACAGATCAGCAAGGGAAAGACCTAGCAAATACTATGCGTAAGGCTTGGAAGGAAGATGAAAAAGTAAATAAAAAACCATTTCCTTACACTGATATTGAGCAAATAGTTCCGTTAAATGAGGATAACACTGGACGTATTGCTAAGTTAAAAAAGAAAACTTACCAGGACGCAAAAAGCAAGCCACGCCAATATTTAAAAGACGGCAGCAAAGCAGCAGACGATTTTCAGCTAACAACTAATAGTATTGTTCATACTGCAATTACGTTAAAGCCTTATGATTTTGGAGGCAAACAAGGCGTTACTTTACGTCTGCAAGCCGTGATGGTTGAGGAACTTGCAGAACGTGAACAGCAAGAGCAAAGCAATCCGTTTAATGACCTTGTTGAAGCTCCAGTTGATGCAGTAGCAAACGAATTTGCAGACTTGCTCAATGGCAAAAAGGCAGAAACCAAGACAGAGAAAAAGTCTGCGTTTGGCGGTGATCTTGGCAAGAAAGAGAAGCAAGCTGCAACCAATGATCTTGAAGATGAGATTCCGTTTTAACTTATGCCTGACTACGAGCAACCATATTGGTCAGAATGGTCAGACAGAATTATCACCAGATACAACATGAAGAAAGTGTCTGGTGGTAATGCTAAAGCTGAATATCACGGCCCATGTCCGTCATGCGGTGGCACAGATAGGTTTCGCATCAACGAATATCAGAACCTTGTCAAAGTGCATTGCAGACAGTGCAACGACTTCAGAAGCATCACAGATGAGATGAAGCACGATGGCGTATGGCCTGTTTTTAAACAAGAAAATGCGTTTAAGCATAAACCAACTGCAAGCGATTTTGAAAACATAATTAAGCTAAAACCGAGCAGCAATATGAGCACTTATATAGAGGCAAAACAAATCGAGCTAATTAATGCAGAGCTAGATGGTGATACGGTTGTAATACCTTTGTATAATTTTGAGCAAGAGGTTGTAGGGCATCAAAGAATAGCACCCAATGGACTTAAAAAGTTCAACAAAGGTTTGGTCAAAGATCAGGCTTTTGGCGTCATAGGTACGCTCACAGGCGATTGTACAGCATGGGTAACAGAAGGCTATGCAACTGGGGTTAGCGTGCACATGGCGTTAGATCAGCAAGTGCCAGTGATCTTTGCGTTAGATGCAGGCACCCTCCCCAAGATTTGTAATGCGTTCGCTATACAATGGCCAGATATTACGTTGCAGATTGCAGCAGACAATGATACGGTGGGGATCGCAGCCGCTAAAGCTTCACAGAGGCAGTATGCACTTCCCGAAATAAATGGTGCAGATTGGAATGATATACACGTTAGCCAAGGGCTAGACAGCGTTAAACAAGGCTTACAGCGGCTGCACGATGCATGGGTAGAAAAGCCCAAGCCTAAGCTGTTCACGCATATAGATGATCTTGTCATTAAAAAACCAGATTGGCTCATAGATGGCCTCATAGAACGCGATACGCTAGCGATGTGCTTTGGTGCATCAGGATCCGGTAAAACGTTTTTGGTGCTTGATATGGCGCTCTCAATAGCCACTGGCAAGCAATGGAACGAACATAACGTAAAACAAAGCAGCGTGTTCTACCTCTGTGGCGAAGGTGGCAACGGACTCACAAGGCGTGTGGCAGCATGGAAAAAGCATCATCAAATAGAAGATGGGCAAGCGCAATTCTATAAAAGCAATCGTGCAGTCATACTTAGCAATGAGCAAGCCGTTGCAGAGCTAGAACAAGCCATAGATGAACTCATCGACCAAGCAGGCACACCAGGGCTTATCATCGTTGATACATTGGCAAGGGCGTTGGGCGGCGCAGATGAGCGTTCGGGTGTGGACGTTAACTTGCTCATCATGGCGTTAGACCGGTGCAGAGATAAGTATAAAGACTGCACGGTGCTGCTGGTGCATCACACAGGGCATAGCAATAAAGAGCGTGGCAGAGGGGCGTCAGAACTAACGGCAAGTCTAGACCATGAGTTTCGCGTTGAGCAAGTGGGGGATGATGAGCTTGCCAAGGTTGTGATGACATGGACAAAGCAAAAAGATGACGCTTTCCCAGAAGCCATGGCGTTCAGCAAACTACCCATAACACTGATGACGCCAGATATGTTTGAGGTCAGCAGCATTGTGCTTGAGGCAACGGCAGATGTGCCAAATATGGGCGGCAATGGAAGTGGCATGAGTAAGTCACAACGCGCCGTGATGAGCCTGTTTGAGGAACTGCAAGAACATGATGAAGTTGAAAGAGACAGGCTGCGCGATGAGTATCTAGATCGGTATGCAACGGACAACAGAAGGAACGACAGAGCGCGGTTTAACAGGGTGATGACAGGCCTCATAGAACTGCAAAAAGTAACCCAAAAAGATGGGGTGGTTAGGCGGTGTGATGAGGGGTGACACGCGACATGACACGACATTTTTCGACATTTTTGTGTCGTGTCGAAATCGAGCGAAACGACATGCTATAAATCGCCCCCCTTTAGGGGGGCGTTATGCGTGTCGCGTTCGATGTCACGAATGTCGATGTTTTTAAAGGATTGGTCTGATCTTGATGAAAATGAGTTTACCCAAGCTTTGCAGACGGTCAGATCAATTGCTGAGTTGGAAGGTGTTGCCAATCGTCGGCGTGTGTTGCGCAACCCTAACCTCACAACCTGGAGTAAAGCGCAAAAGCAAATCATTCTCCAACGCAAGTATGAGCTAGAACGTGATGGATGAGGAAATGTTAAAAAAGCGAATGATGACGTTTGAACGAAAACGTGCGCGGCTAGGTTTACGTGCAGCCTTGCCGGATGACAAACGACGGAGGGTTTGGCGTGAACCGCTAACAAAGCCAGAGCTACACATTCTAGACTTCATGCGCAGCCATGGCGTCATCACGGCAAAAGACTTAGCAGGCGCATTGGATGAGGAGTTGAAAGATGTGATGCAAGTTTTGCTAAGTTTGATAGATCGACAATATGTCAAGGTAGTCAGTGAGCGCGGCTACGCAAAATATAGAGCAAGAACAAAGGATGAGATCGATGAACTACAAGAAAATCTTCAGTAAGGCCGAGCGTATCGTCCAAGAACGTCAGCAGAGCTACGGAGACGCGCGAGAAATGCACCAAAGCATTGCCGATAGGTGGAACGGTGTGCTGAAAGAAAAGCTCACTGAGGGAGTCTCTCTGTCGGCCTACGACGTGGCACGCATGATGGCAGAACTGAAGGCAGCTAGGATGGATGACAATGGGTTTCACGAGGATAGTTTGATTGACCAGATTAACTATTTGGTGATCGCTTATAGGCTTGCCGGTGAAGATGCATCAGTTTTTCAGTGGGATGACTAATTGGTGTATGATGGCAGTGCAGAAGCTTTTCTGTGTTTGTCTGAGAGTAAACGTTGTGTTTCTCCCTGCGTTGCTCCAACTAGCAGCGCCAAGGTTTCTCCTCCAGTATGGCCTTGGTGCTGCTTTTTTTATGGTGAAACCGCGTGAGCACACTAGCTCAAACTCGCACGCGCACGCGACCCCCTTTTTGCCGTTGGTTATGCATTTTGCGCAACCCTTTGGCACGCCACAAGCTATGCATATTTTGCACAAAGTCTCACAAATCAGCTAAGTCATTGATTTTACTACAAATGCAAATTCCCATAATAATGATTATGTTAACAAAAAGCCAAATCCGGGCAAAATCGAGCGCAAAAACCCCCCCCGCCCTCGGCTTTTGGTGGGTGTGTCTGTGTGTAACCCCACACACATTCTGCACCTATTTTTGCCCCCCCTACCCCTATCGTATAACTTGACCATAACACGGAGAAAAAATCATGCCTGGCAGACCTAAACGACGCGCAGCGATTGCTAAAGTGGAAGCACGCGGAGGCGCAACTTTTCTTGAAGAATATTTGCTTAGTGGCGGCACCATTACTGGTTTGGCGCGTGAGCTAGACTTGGATC